GAATCTGAAACAGATTCCCATGGGCGCAGCTGCATTGCTCAGACCCTACAAACCCTTGGTGCTATAAATGGCCATTGCACGTTTTGAACAGATCAATGTGAATACAGTGACTGCTGGAATTGATTCCATCGGCCAACAAACAACGACTATCACATTGGCATTTCAGACTCGGGCATTGGTGCAAGATGTCAGAGACTCAATGGTGGCATCCAAAGATGATCGAGCCTATACCAAGCAAGTTCGTTTTGTTTTGAATTTCACTCCAAACACATTGGCGGTTTCATTGAATCAATATCAATATTCTATCAATTGGAGAAACAAGGATTATCGGATCATGGATGTTTTGGAATCCAATGATCGTATGAATGTGACTTTTGTCTGTTATCGCAACGATCCGATCACATCAGTATGACCACCCAGCAAAATGTCCTTACTTATGCCCAGGCGATTCAAAATCAACTGGCTGCCACTGTTTCACCAGTGCCAGTGTATGCAAACTTCAACAGGAATTTTGCAGAGCAAACTCAGTTTTTGGTTTGGCAGCTGCGGAATGTCCACCAGCCAGTCTATACAGGGCCGAGTCAATCCAATAAAGGGATTGACACACCAATTTTCCAGACATCGGTTTTTGCCTCAGACATGAACAATTGTTTTAGCATGACCAATCAGATACTTCAGGCATTGCATGGATTCTCAGGATTTTTTGGTGTGAAAGGGTCGTTTGCTGGTATTTTTGTGTCGAAAATTGATATATCGATGCTATACAATACCTATGATGACAATGTAAAATTAAACCAAATAATCTTGGATTGTCGGATGGACATCCCATGCTGATAAAACAAAACAATTCGTTTAATTTTTCTCAAAGGATTTAATCATGGCATTACCAAATCAAGTCTTACCTGGCTTTAGTGCGTCACTCTGGTGTCAAACTGGAGCAACTCCAACCCCATTAACATTGACTCAATTGTCCACTTGGACTGGGGAAGTGGCTCCTATTGTTGGCACTATTGCCAACGGCACTGGCACTACTGGCGAGCAATTGCTTGTTGAGGACATCCCAGCATTTGGCCAAGATGATGCATCAGTCAATTTTGCAGTGGCTGGATCAAGACAATCCGACATTATTCCAACTCAAGCCAAGCCCACATCAATGACCATTGTGGCTGCGTGGAATCCATCAGATGCTGGTTTGCTTTTGATGAGAGCTGATGCCTATTCTGGCGTGATTGATCGGACTTTTGTGGTGGCTGCCACAGCTGGTGCCAATACAGTGGCTTATGCATTCATCGGTCGAGTATCAGAGTTCAAAATTGATATGAACACCAAGGCCGAGGCAAAATGCACATTCAGCATTCACCCCAGAGGTAATTTGTACGGCTGGTCAAACAACACATAAAACAAAATGACAATAATACAAAACAATAATGATCTTTTGGGATATTTGATAAACCAAGCCGAGTCAGGTAAAAAAGACTGGTTTGGTTTTTCTCAACAAAAAATTACTGGTATTAATTTGGCGTTTGATATTGCCAAACATCATGCCGACTCGATGACCCCAGAGGAAGTGGTCGATTACGTCATCCAGCTCAATAGCATGATTTTCAAAAAAATCATCATTGGAAAGCTCAATTAAATGGCCACTGATATCAAAATTGAATGGTCTGGATTCAAGGAATTTGAGGATTTGCTTGATCAGATCGATGATGATTTTGGTGAAAAGGATGCCAATAATATTTTAAAAAATGCTTGCCGAGCAGCCATGAAGCCAGTGCTGGAAACAGCTCGAGTGCTTTTGGAGCCACACATTGACACTGGCCAGCTCATTAAGTCGTTGCAAATTGAGGCCAGAAAACCAACCAGCAAAGACAAGCATTCAATGTACTCCACACCCACAATGGTGATGATATCCAGAGTGACAGTCGCACCAGGCAAGAAATTCCAACCCGATGTCGAAGGCGAAAAAAGACTTTTGTCCAAGACATTCAAAAACAAAAAGACCAACAAATTGCAGCATATGGTCAGTGATGCCAGGGCATTTGCCATCGAGTTTGGCACAGCCAGATGGCTCAAGGGCGAGGGCAGTCCATTCATTCGGCCAGCACTTGAAAGTAATGCAATTCAAGTAACCAATTCATTGGCTGGCGATTTAAAAGACGCATTAATAAAATACAAATCAAAACACATGGGAACAGGAAAATGAATCAACTTGCAAATGCTTTTGGCCAAAAATTTACAGAAAACAAAGATTCACTCAGGATCAAATCATTTGAATTGAATGGCCACACATTCAAGGTCAAAGTGCCATTGACAAGCGAAACTGATGCCATGTTTGAACGAGTCAAGATCATTGACGAGGCCAAGGCTCAAAAGTATTATGAGGATATGTCCAAGGAGTTTTTGGACAATCGAGCCAAATATGAAAATGATCCAGATATCAAATACTTGGATGATGACATCGAGGTCAAGGGCACATCGATCAAAGAGACATCGAGAAATAAGGTTTTGACTGAAAACAGGATTACTGAGCTAGTGCGGTTATTGGTGCCAGAGAATAAAGACTTTGATATGGCCTCGATCAGTTATGCCGACATCGAGGAATTATTCCCCTTTTCAATTCAAATGGAATTGATCGAGCAGATCAATAGCGTAATTTCACCTAATTACACGGCCACCAAGGGAAAATAATTGGATCGGTTCGTAGGCAAGTCAAAGCCTACATCACAGCCCATGGGGCCGATCCAGCAACAATTGACGAGGGCACATTCAACGACATTGCCATTATGTATGCCGATGGCTTAATTGGTAATCGTGGCGTTTTGGAGGTTTTGGGAAATCTCACAGCTGGGCAATTCAATAAAATGTTGCCCAAAGGCAAGTCACCCTATACACTCGAGGATATAATTTCAAGGGCTTATGACTATATTTATCCACCATTGAGCGAGGAGGATAAAAAGGAAACAGCCAATCAAAAACTCTTGGCATTTGCAATGATGGCACCAGATTGCCCGACACATTTATTTGAGGTGAAATAATGGCCAATATTATTGCTGGTTTAGGTGCCCAACTGGGACTTGATACCACCGAATTCAGAAAAGGCATTTCTGAGGCCAAAAACTCACTCAAAGATTTAAAAGAATATATTCCCGAAATTTTGTCAGTGGCTGCATTTGTTGAAATGACAAGAGCAGCAATGGAGTTTTCCAATAAGATTGTGGAGACTGCCAAAGCCAATGATGTGGCCACAGCATCGGTTTTGGAGCTGGCCAAGGCTCTTGAAGAAAATGGCGGTTCAGCCGATGCCACCAGCAAAATCTATTCTGGATTCACATCCAAGCTAGAGTCAGCAGTCCAGGGCAATGCCAAGGCTCAGACATCATTTGAGAAATTAGGGGTTTCCCTTAATGATTTAAGGCATTTGTCTGAACAGGATTTATTTGAAAAGACTGTATCAGCTCTTGGCAATATGAAGGATTCAGCCGAGAGAAATGGCCTTGCATTTGAAACATTGGGAAAATCAATTAGGGGAGTGGATCTAAAAGGCTTGGCAGCCACTATGGCCGAAAGCAAAGGCACCATGGACAAGTATGCCAATTCTATTGAACAAGCCCATGAATTGTCACTTAAATTAGAAGCATCAAGTAGGAATATGTCATTGCAATTTACAAATGCAGTTATACCGACAATGAATGTTTTATATGATACTGTGCATAAAAATAGCGTTTTAATTGACGCATTTTTTAAATTATTGCAAGCGTCAATTGAACAAGCTGGGAGAGTAATTGAAACATTTGTAACTTCATTACAGCATCTTTGGAGTATTACCAAATTATTGGCCAAAGATTTATACACTCTTTTTGATGTTCGGAGTTATACACAGGGCACATTTTTCAAGCAACTCACTGATAATTTAAATGAGTTCACCACAGAATGGGCAAAAGATACTGATGATTATGTTGCATCAATGAAAAAAATTAATGATGCAAATGAAAAAGTATCAACACCAAAACCACAGGAAAAAGTAGACAGGACAGTGGTGGAAAGTTATTCTGGCCAATTGTTGGCCGAAAAAGAATTGTTTAATGCTTACAAAAAAAGAGCAGATTTAAATTTAGAAATTCTTTCACAAAAAGAAAAAGACAAGACATTAACAAAAAACGAAAAAGAAATGCAAGATGCCATCAATCAAGTATTGAATGAGCAACAAAGAACACTTGACGAAATCGACAAAAAGAAAAATTTAATTGATAAAAATAAGCCAGGTGCTGCACAAATGGAAGCCGAATTAGATCGGCAAAAAACACTGGTTCAGGTTTCCACAGATTATTATGTGCAACAAACACAAAAAGTGGTGGCAGCCAATCAAGAGGCCAGAACAAAATTCAGCACTGGATGGAATGAAGCATTTGCTCAATATCAAGATAATGCACAAACAATGGCCGATGCTGGCAGAAAATCATTCAACACAATTGTGGATTCAATGTCCAGTGCATTGAGCAATTTTGTCAAAACAGGCAAATTGAATTTTGGTGATTTGGCCAGAACAATTATTCAAAATTTAATCACCATCCAATTACAGGCTCAAGCCAGCAAATTATTTTCAATGATCCCAGTTATGGGTGGTTTTGGCGGTGGTGTTGGAACAACTCGCTCATATACTGATTTTGGCGGTGGAAGTGGGGAATTGATGTCCAGCGCAGATGGAGGCCCATTGGCAGCTGGTCAAGCATCAATTGTTGGTGAAAATGGCCCAGAGATTATTGTGCCAAAAGGAGCATCAACTGTTATTCCAAATCATTTAACTGGTCAAGTAGGTGGAACAACTAATGTCACCAATAACTACATCAATGCCATTGACACCAAATCATTTGAAGATCGGTTATATGGCAGTTCTGGTGCGATTTGGGCAGCCAATCAATATGCAACCAAAAACATTGCAACAACTAGGAGCCGAACATAATGGCTGGCTTTCAAAACATTGTTGAAATTCAACAAAAAATGAATGTGAACAACAGACGCACTGTTGGACAACAGGTTTCTCGATCAGGTCAAATGACAGTGGCCCAATACCTGACCACAGTGCCATGGGTGTTTACCATTACTCCACACAATTTTTTGTATTATCCACAGGTCAGAGATGTGATCCAGGCCATTGACAATTTGGATCGGCAGCTGCCAGATTACATCACTTTTCAATCGACAAATTTGAGCTGGTTCACGGCTATGCGTGGAACGGCCACAACGGCCAGTTTGAATGGAACACCCACACCAAACAGTCAAACCATTAACATCACATCAAATGGCACATTGTTGGCTGGTGACTTTATCTCGATCAATGGATTTGTATACAAAGTGACCGCTGATTCATCTGGATCGGTGATCAATATCAATCGGCCATTGATTGGCGCACCAGCATCAACTGCACCAGTTTTGCTTGGCAACAATTGCAGCTTTTATGTGGTGGCTGAACAATTGCCCACATACACATTGAATCCAATGACCAATGGTGCATGGGTCGAGTGGTCTGGGCCATTTGTATTTCGTGAATACATTACAGGATAATTATGTCAACAGCAATTGCAGCACTCAATTCAAGTTCAATCAGATACGCTGAATTTGTCGAATTGATTCTTACAGTTTATGCTGGAGAATTTATTGTTGGCAGCACTTATACTATTTTTGTTGTTGGCACGACTGATTTTACAGCTATCGGTGCATCATCCAATACAGTCGGAGTGACATTCACGGCCACTGGCGTGGGATCAGGAACAGGTAAAGCGCAGCAGATATTTACATTCTGTAATGCAGCTGGCCCAGTCACAATCAATGGGATCAGATATGCTGGTTATGGCACATATCTTGGCGTGAGTGAAATCCAGCAAGACATGAAAGCCAGCAGTGTGGATATAAAGATATCTCTGTCTGGCCTCGATATCAATGTGGTTTCACTGATATTGGCATCACCAGTCAAAGGCAGCACTGTAAAAATTTGGCGTGGATTTCTCGATGCCAGCAATCAAATTGAAACCATTGGCGGTGTACAACAGTTTTTCCAAAGATACCAAGGCATCATCAACAATGTGGCCATCAATGAAAATTTTGATGATCAAAAAAGGCAGCGCACTGTTGTTTGTATTGTGTCTTGTGCATCGATGCGATTGGTGTTGGATTCGAGATTGGCTGGCATTAAAACCAATCCATCCAATTGGCGATTCTTATATCCCAACGATACCAGCATGGATCGAGTGCCAGTGATTGCATCGACTTATTTTAATTTTGGCCAAAACCCAATACCAGGCTCGGCCACCAAAGTTATCGGATCAACTCAAACCAATCCAGTGCCATTGGTGAAATTTTCAAACACATGATCAGACTGGCAAACAAATTTGATATTCCAATTTTGATTGCAATGATTGAGGAATTCTCAAGAGAAACATTGATTCAAAAATACAAAGATCAAACATTGTGGGATAAAAAATATGTGGGGAATTTGCTTTACAGTTTGATTTTGGGTCAAGGTTTTATTGTTATTGACGAGGATTTGAATGGAATGATCATTGCCATGATTACACCAAATATTTGGTGTCCAAAATCAAATCAACTCAATGAGCTGGCATGGTGGGTGGCTCCAGAAAAAAGGAATGGTTTGCTTGGTGGCAAATTATGGCTAGAATTTAACAAACAGGCTCAAAAATTATTGGATGAAAAGCGCATCGATGTAGTGATGACGTCACTTATGGCCAACAGTCCAAGCATTGATTATTCAAAACGTGGATTCAAACAATTGCATACAACTTTTTTCAGAGAATAAAACATGATCGAATCATTCATTGCAGCATATGAGGCATTCTCTGCATGGTATGCCACAGCTGGGATAGCAACACAAATGGCGGTCACATTTGCCATTTCAGTAGTGGCATCGAGGATATTTGCACCCAATGTGCCACAGGCCCAGCAAAATAACATTAGGCAGCAAGTGCCACCAGATCCAACGGCTGGCATTCCATTGGTATATGGCGATGCATACACTGGTGGCCGATTCTGTGATGCGGTACTGACTACCGATCAAACGTCAATGTATTATGTGATGGTGATTAGCTGCATAAGCCCAAATGGCCAATTTTCATTTGACACCACCAATTTTTATTATCAAGATCAGATCATTGCATTTGATAGCACTGATCAAACCAAAGTGGTGAGTTTGACAGACCAAGCTGGCAATGTGGATACATCGATCAGCGGTCATTTGTACATCAGTTTGTACACATCATCACAAACTGGAACGATCACGCCCATCAACACATCAAACCAGCCATCAGCGGTGATGAGTACGGCCAATGGCATTCCATCAGGTCAGGAATGGGTCAGCAGTGGCCGACAAATGAACGGCACTGCATTTGCCATTGTGCAGCTGGTTTATAACGCAAATTCAGATGGCACTACTTCATTGCAGCCAGTCACATTCCATGTAAGCCATTATTTGAATGGCACTGGATGTGCCAAGCCTGGTGATGTTTGGTATGACTACATTACCAATCCCATTTATGGTGGTGCAGTTGATCCATCATTTGTCAGCTCTGCATCAGCCACTGCATTGAATACATATTCTGATCAATTGATCAATTATATTGATTCAAATGGTAATCCACAAACAACACCTAGATACAGATTCAATGGTGTTTTGGATACTGGCCAGACTGTATTGTCAAATATCGATTTGATGATGACTTGCTGTGATTCATGGCAAGCATATCAGGCAGCCACTGGATATTGGCAAGTGGTGATCAATCAATCGATTTCACCATCATTCGCATTTGATGATAATAATATTGTTGGATCAATCACAGTGGGGGAGCTGGATATCACCCAAATGGTGAATCAGATTGAGGCCAAATTTAATGATTCAACAAATAGGGATCAGGATGGTTATGTGAATCTACAAACCCCAGCCAATTTGATATATCAAAACGAGCCAGTTAACAAATTCACTGTTTCATATGATTTGATCAACAATTCGGTTACAGCTCAATACTTGGCCAATCGGACACTTGAGCAAAACAGACTTGATTTGATTGTCAGTTTTTCCACCAATTACACTGGAATTCAGGTCAATGCTGGCGATGTGGTCACAGTGACCAATTCAAGCTATGGCTGGACAAATCAGCAATTTAGAGTGATGCAAGTCAAAGAGGCATCATTGCCAGATGGTTCTTTGGGAGCTGCATTGCAGCTGATTGCTTATGATTCAAATGTTTATGCCACTGGAGACATTACTCAATATCATCCAACACCCAATTCGGGATTGGCTGCACCAACATTCTTCAGCTCATTGTCTGCACCAACTGTGACTGCACATTATGAGACTGCAAATATTCCATATTTCAATGTTCAAATTTTTATTCCAGTCACTGGGCGTGTGACCAATTCAACACTGTACTATAC